ATACCGCAATCGGTATGAGAGAAGACCTTTCGGATGTTATCTACTCGATTTCACCAACAGATGTTCCATTTATGTCTTCCATTGGCAAGACTAAAGCTACTGCTGTTCTACATGAGTGGCAGACTGACTCACTTTCCGCTGCGGTTTTAACAAATTACGCAGTTGAAGGCGACACCGCTTCTGATGCCACTATGTCTCCTACGACTCGTGTTGGCAATCGTTGCCAAATTGCACAGAAGACTGTAAAGATTTCTGGCACTTTGCAAGCTGTTGACAAAGCTGGTCGTAAGTCTGAAAAGGCTTATCAATTGGCTAAAGCATCTAGCGAAATCAAGCGTGACATGGAAACTACCTTGTTGAGCAACCAAACTGCTGCTAACGGCAATTCTTCTACTGCTCGTAAATTGGGTGGTCTGCAAGCATGGTTGAACTCCAACTATGATGGCGGTACTTCTGGTGTTGCTGGTGATTTGGGTACAACTGCTCGTACAGATGGCACAAACCGCACTTTCACAGAGACTATCTTGAAGACTGTTATCAAAGAAGTTTACGCTTCTGGTGGTAATCCTAAAGTGTTGATGGTGAACCCTGCTCACAAGCAATTGGTATCTGCTTTTGCTGGTATCGCTGCACAGCGTTTCATGGCCCCAAGCAATGCGCCTACCACAATCGTGGCCGCGGCCGATGTTTACATGAGCGACTTCGGAACAATTTCTGTTGTTCCCAACCGCTTTATGACCTCTACTAACTCATGTGACGAGACAGCATTTATCCTTGACCCCGATATGGCTGCTATTGCTTATTTACGTCCTTTCCAGACCAACGAGTTGGCTGTAACTGGCGACAATGAAAGCACACAGTTGTTGGCTGAGTTCACCTTGGAAGTTAAAAACCAAGGCGCACACGGCATCGTTGCTGACTTGACACCTTAATTTGGTGTAACCCAAAAAATGCCTCAGACTAACCCTCTGGGGCATTTTCTTTTCTACTCAAACTGATAGAATTGATGTATGGAAAACTTTAGACAAAATGCTGTTCATGCCGATGGCGAGGGTGGCATCGTTATTCAGACTCGTCAAGATGTGTCTGACATTGTTGAGCAAAACAAAAAAGAATATAACTCGTATGACGAGAGAGCAAGATGGTCTGACCAATTGTTTGGTAACAAGGTTGCATCTATTCCAATGACTGTCATTGATGACTTGAACAAAGCTGGAATCATGCGTGGCTTTGCTGTTCTTGATGACAAGAGGTTTGCTGCTTTTTTGAATGACCCAATGAATCGTGCATGGCGCACCAGAACAGGAGTTGTATGAGCATTTCTACTTATGCTGAATTGCAGACAGCTATTGCAGGGTACTTGGCTCGTTCAGACCTAACAACGCAGATTCCAGACTTTATCCGTTTGGCAGAGGTGCGCTTGCGTAGAGACTTGCGTATTCGCCAGATGTTAACTTCTACAACTTTGACCTGCGTATCAGGAACAGCGACAGTCACTATCCCATCTGACTTCTTGGAAGTAAAAGATTTTGTGGTTACAGGTAACCCTGTTAGACCATTGAACTACGAATCTCCGTCTTTGTTCTCTCGTAACTCAAGAAGCATGGACGCAGGTAAGCCATTGGATTACACAGTATTGGCAACGACATTTAAGTTAGCACCTATCCCTGATAGCAACTACACATTGAGCCTTGTTTACTCTGCTGCACCAGCGTTCCTAAGTGATTCGAACACAAGCAATGCGTTCTTGGTAACTTGTCCTGACTTGCTTTTGTATGCTGCTTTGTTAGAGGCTGAGCCTTACCTGATGAACGATGCTCGAATCAATACATGGGGAACTATGTTTGACAGGGGTATGGGTTCATTGACTCGCTCTGACGAGAAGGGTCAATTCTCTGGCGTTCCAATAGCAATGCGTAACACATACATCTGATATGCCTACACAAAGAATACAACTAGGTGAGTGGATGCCTGACCAATCAGGTATTACTGGCGCATTGACTGACGCTAAAAATGTAGTGTCTCAGGCTGTGGGGTATGGCCCTTTTCCTAGTCCTGTAGCGTTTACTGGTACTGCTACCGAAGACCTAGTGTCTTTGTACGCTGCCAAGAATCCAGACTCGACAACCCAGTTGTTTACTTCTGGCGCATCTAAGATTTTTACAGTAAGTGGTATTGGCGCATTGACTCAAGTTAAGACAGGAATGACTACTGGCATTAACGATAGGGTTAGGTTTACTCAGTTTGGTACACGAGTAATAACAACTAACAATGCTGACGTACTACAAGCATGGACGCTAGGAACATCTACGTCTTTTGCTAATTTAAGTGCATCTGCCCCAATTGCTAAGTTTATTACTGTGGTGCGTGACTTTGTTGTTTGCGCTAATACGCTAGAGACTACTCAGCAACAATATCGTGTTAGATGGTCTGCTTTAAACGATGAAACTGATTGGGTAGAGAATGTAAACACACAGTCTGATTATCAGGACATTCCTGATGGTGGACAGATTGTGGGAATCCGTGGTGGTGAGTTTGGCTTGGTGTTCTTAGAAAGAGCCATTAGCCGAATGACCTATGTTGGGACTCCGTTCATATTCCAGTTTGACAACATCTCTCGTAATAAGGGGTGTATGGTCGCAGGTTCTATTGCTCAGTACCAAGGCGTTACATTCTTCCTATCGGATGATGGTTTTTACCTGTGTGATGGTCAGACTGTTCAGCCAATTGGTAGCGAGAAGGTTGACCGATTCTTTATTGATGACGCATCAGAATCTGATTATGGTTCTATGTCTGCTGCTGTTGACCCTATTCGAAAACTGGTTATTTGGAACTATGTAGCTACAGATGGAAATCGTAAACTAATCATTTACAACTTTGCTACAAAGAGATGGACTTATGCAGACGCAGGTACTGACTTCTTGTCTGAGGCATCTACGACTGCTGTAACTTTAGAGCAATTAGATAGCATTAACGCATCTATTGACGCATTGACAACAAGTCTTGACTCACGCCTTTATGTAGGTGGTAAGTATTTCCTTGGTGGTACGCTAGGCGCAAAGGTTTACACATATACAGGTCAGCCCCTTACGGGGCAGATTGCTACTGGAGACATTGATTTGGGTGGGCCATCCGTGGTCACTTTGGCTCGTCCACAGGTAGACAATGGTTCAGCAACGATAGCTGTAGCTTCTCGCACATTGTTAAGCCAAGACGTTACCTTTGGTACTGCTGTGGCTGCTGACTCAGACAACAGGGTTTCTTTGCGTAGCGCAGGGCGTTACCATCGTATTCAAGTTGTGCCTACTGGTGCAGATTGGAAGAACGCTGTGGCTGTGGACGTTGACGTTGTTGGTCAAGGGGTTCGCTAATGTTTAGAAGCCTCCCTGCTTTTGGTGGTGACCAGAGGGCTGTGGCTGAAGTAGTCCGTGGCATCATGGACGGAAAGACCAATAACACAGGAACTTTGACGCTGGCAACTGGTGGGGCTTTAACTACCACTTTGACAGACCGAAGGATAGGCCCAGATAGCGTAATTGTCTTTGTCCCTGCCTCTGCTGCGGCTAACGCTGACTATATGCCTTATGGGGCTTTTCAAAGCCTTGTTGACCAAACTATTGCTACAGCAAATACCGCCTATGCGATGACTCTGGACACTACAGATTACTCAAATGGCATTACTTTGAGCAATAGTTCTAGGATGAACGTCAAAAACACAGGAATTTATAACTTCCAATGGTCTGGTCAGTTTGAAAATACGGACTCGCAAGACCATGACGTTAGGGTTTGGATAAAAATCAATGGAACGAATCTTACTGGCTCAACAGGATTCTTTGCTATACCGAGTAAACATGGCTCAGTTGATGGTCATGGTTTAACTGGATGGAACTACTTTTTAAGTTTAAATGCAAATGATTATGTTGAGTTATGGTGGGAAGCTGATAGCACTTTGGTGAGCCTTCAAGCCTATGCTTCTGGAACAAATTACCCATCTACAGCGTCCTTGATTACTACGATGAACTACATCTCTCCGTCAGCGTTGACAAACATCTACGCTAGTTCCCAAGGACAGGGTACGGCTACGATTACCCACTTTGCCAATTCAACTGCAAATAAGACATATCGGTATGCAATTATTGGTTGATTTTGATTATTTATGTATAATGTATTCCGTGGATGACCCATCTCGGAATCCGAACTTTTAGGAGTAAAGATGGCTACTACTACCACATCCACAGTCGCACCAGAAATAGCACCATACCTGACGTATGGTTTGCAACAAGCATCTAACCTTTATGGTGCTGGTGGCCCACAATACTACACAGGCGAAACCTTTGTAGCACCCTCACAAACTACACAAGCTGGCGTTCAAGCCTTAGAAACTCGTGCTTTAGCAGGTAATCCTTTAACTGGACTTGCTCAACAGCAATTACAGGGGACTTTAGGTGGTGCTTATCTGGGTGGTAATCCTTTCTTTCAAGGTGCATTTGCCCCTGCTGCACAAGCTGCTCAGACTCAGTTTAAAGACACACTAGGAAATATTGCTTCTAAAGCTAGTCTTGCGGGGCGTTATGGTTCTGGTGCTATGGGTAACTTGCAAGATAGGGCTACTGGTCAGTTTGCTCAATCATTGACTAACACAGCAGGTCAACTAGCTTACCAGAACTATGAAGCAGAGCGTCAGCGTCAGCAACAAGCTATTGGCGCAGCACCTCAGTTGGCTCAAGCTGATTACCAAGACATTCAGCAGTTGTTACAAGCAGGTCAGTTGCGTGAAGGTTACCAAGGTCAACAGTTGGGTGCTGATATTCAGCGTTTTAACTTCTTGCAAAACCAGCCACAACAGAACTTGCAAAACTATATGTCATTGGTATATGGCAATCCATTAGGACGAGTTGGTCAGACTACCGCATCTGGTGCTGCTGATACTTCTGCGTTCCAGAAGTTGTTAGGTACTGCTGCCGTTGGTGCAGGTGTTTACAAGAATCTAGGTTCACCAAGTTTTTTAAATCCATCTAGTTCAAGTTTTCTTGGTGGTTTTTTTAATTCCTCGCCTAACATGGGAACTATTGATTCTCGTTATTATCCAATTGACTACAACTTTGGTGGTTAAACATGGCTGGACTATTAGACATTTTTGGTACAGGCGGTGCAGACACAATGGGTCTGTTAGGTATGTCACCTGCTGACGTTCAAAGCAATCGTGATGACGCACAAGCACAAGCACTCTACGCATTAGCTGGCAGATTGTTTGCAGGTGGCAACACAGGTCAGTCTATTGCTGAAGGTTTGCAACTTGGTCAGAAAGCCTACAAGGGCGGTATAAACGAGGCTATGCAGAGCCAGTTACAGAATTATCAATTGCAAGAATTGATGAAGAAGAAGAAGATAGAAGAACAAGTGAAGAAACTTGCGCCTTTCACATTGCAAGAGCAAGTTACCAGAGAGGCTATGCCAGCACAGGCAGCACTATATGGTGAGCCGACACAATATCCACTTATGGATGATGAGGGTAATGTTATGCCAGAAGCAAGCATTATCCCTGCTAGACCTGCTGAAACTGCTCTTATTCCAAACCAAGCAGTTATTGGTAAGTTGCAAGAGTTGTTGCCATATGGTGATTTTGAAAACTTAATGCAAGGCATTGAGCGTAGGCAGAAACTAGGTCAACCTGAGTACCTGACTGTTGACAAAACTATCCTAAAGAAAACTCCTATGGGGTTAGAGCAAGTTTACAAAGGTAACGACTATGTTACTGTTGATGGTGCTATTTACTTAAAAGATGATAAAGCTAAAAATGGTTTGAAATTAGCTGTGGATAGAAGTGGTAAGTTTACTGGTGATTATGCAAACATTGCTCAAGGAATGTTTAAAACAGATAAGCCTCAAGATTTAACTACTGACCAATTCTCTCAAGTGTTAGATAAATTAAAGTCAGTTAAAAAGTCTGGTGCTGGTGGTGATATTTATAACTACCCTGCTGGTGCTGTTCCTGTTGGCAAAGAAGGTCAAAACGCTATTGATAAAGCAGCGTTAAATACAGGTGAACGACTTTCAAGGTTAAACAGGATTGAAACATCTTATGACCCTAAGTTTCTTGAAACAAAATTTAGAGGCACACAAGAACTTAGAGCAACTGGTGAAAAGTTAGGTTTAACAAAACTAACAGAAGACCAAAAGAAACAACTATCAAATTACACACAATTTACTCAAGATTCTATTCGTGAGTTAAATGCTTACATTGTTGAAGTAACTGGTGCAGCAATGGGTACTGGTGAGGAAGCAGACCGAATTAAAAAGGGTATGCCTAATGTTGGAAGTGGATTGTTAGATGGCGATAGTCCCACACAGTTTGCTGCAAAACTTTCTAATACATTAAAAGACTTGCGTACTATGGAAGCAAGACTGCAATACATTAAAGCCAATGGTTTGAAAGTTGTAGATGTACCACTAGACAAAATGCCAGAAATCATGCGTCAGCGTGAACAGGCTTTGATTACTTCTCTTGGTTTGGATGTTAAAAATCCACAAGATAAAGCAGTATTGAAAAGTCGCCTTGCAACTGAATTCGGCTTAATGAGGTAATCAAATGTCTGTTGTTGATGAACTGTTAAGCGGTAGCACAGAGGAAGAACGTAAGCGTTTTCCTCTTAGCACAAGCGTGGTAGATGAGATTCTTTCTCCATCTACTGCACCTAAGATTTCTATTCGTGATGAAACCATCATTCCAAAGAGTACCGCAGCAGGTGGTGCTAGTGCATTAACAGCGTTAAAGGCTGGTGTTCCTACTGACAAGCAAGCAGCAATTAAGATATTTGCGGAGGCTCGTGGTATTCCAGAAAGTCGTTATCGTGTAGTTGGTGACGAGATTGTTTACCAAGCAAACGATGGTCAATATTACAAAGAGATTCCTAGCATATTTACCAAGCCAATGACTGCTGCTGGCTACTATGCGCCTGATGTGCTTGAGGCTGCACCAGACATAGTGGCTGGTATTGCGACAAGCCCCATGCTCTTGGCTGGCCCTTTAGGTTTAGCAGGTAGCGCAGCCATTACAGGTGGCGTTGCAGCAGGTACTAATGCAATCCGTCAGTCTCTTGCTGGCTTACTTGGTGACCAAGAGTTTTCTGGTGCTGATGTTGCAACGCAGGGATTGATTTCTGGTGGTATGCAACTTTTACCATTTGGCGTAGGTAAGATTTTAGAAAAAAACCTTGCTAAAGATATTGGAAAAATAAATACCAAAGAGGTTGCTGACTTAACCCAAAAAGCAAAAGACTTGGGTATTCAGCTAACCCCTGCTGAGTTAACAAACCTACCATCACTTAAATCACAACAAAAGGTTCTTGGAAACATTGTTGAAAGTGCTGATACGCTTGGTGACTTCTATTTACAGAGATACAAAGAGCAAGTTCAACCTGCTGTTAACAAGTTTCTATCTACTATAAGTAAAGTGGATGACCCAATGACTGCTGGTTATCGTGGTCAAAAAGCATTGAAAGATAGGATTGTTCAATTAGAGCAAGCTAGAGAAGAAGGTTCTGCGCCTTTGTATCGTGCTGCCTTTGAGCGTTCTGTTCCTGTAGATGTTGCGCCTATTGTCAAAGACATTGATGCAATGTTAAAGATTGCCAAGGGTGACGAATTAAAAGCCTTGCAACGAATCAAAAACAATCTGTATCGTGAGAAGCCATCCTTTAACGCACAAGGCGATGAGGTGATGGTTAAAACATTTGAGGACAGGTTACCTGCATTGCAGAGAGCAAAGTTTGACATTGACAAGATGTTTAAAGAAGAATCTTTTTCATCTATGGACAAGGTTATTCAAAGTGAAGTTACAAACATTAAGAATCGTTTGGTTCAGTCTATGGGTAAAGATAACCCAATGTATCTTGAGGCAAACAAGGCTTTTGAAGAACTATCGCAACCACTTAACATCTTTGCTGAAAGACGAGCAGGGCAATCACTTACTGCTGTCTCTAAAGACAATCTAAATGACTTGGCTACTCGTTTGTTTAACAATGCCTCACCACAAACTGTTCGCTATACAAGGCAACAAATCCAAGCTGTAAGCCCAGAGGCATGGAACGATGTGACAAGAGCCTATTTACAGACGCAATGGGAAAAGGCTATGAAGCCTCGCATTGGTGCTAAAGAGCCTCGCATTGATGCTGGTGCTGATTGGAAGGCAATGATACTTGGTGACAAAGTCTCAAAAGGCTTTGCTTGAGGCACTTGGCGCACAACAATTCCAAGCATTAAACAACCTAACGCAAGTGTTAGAAGCAGCAGCTAGAGTTAAGAAGCTAGGTTCTGATACTGCTTTTAACCAACGAGCGTTAAAAGAGATGGAAGAAAATGCCCCAAGTGCTTTGGCAGCGTTTGCACAAGTTACTGGTAGCGCAATAACTCCATTAAAATATGGAGAGTTTTTCAAGAATTGGGCAACACAAAGAGCGTTCTCTGCAAATGCTGAACAGTTAGCCAATGTGATTACCAGTAAAGATGGTATGAACAGGTTAAGAGAATTAAGAAAAATGTCACCAACAACCCCTAAATTCATTTCTGGTTTAGCGCAATTAGCAGCAGACTATGGGATGATTGGAAGCACTTTACAAGAGGACTGATATGCCAAAAACAAAGATTAGTGAATTTAGCGCAACCCCTGCTAATAACACAGACATAGATTCGATTAACATTGCAGAGGGCTGTGCGCCATCTGGAATTAACGATGCTATCCGTGAGTTAATGGCTCAACTGAAGGACTTTCAGACAGGTGCTGTTGGCGACTCGTTTAACGGCCCTGTAGGTTCTACCACAGCAGGTACTGGTGCATTTACCACTTTGTCAGCATCTAGCACAGCTACGCTATCGGGTTTAACTGCTTCTACTGCTTTGGCATTGGACGCAAGCAAGAACATAGTCTCTGTGACGAATACAGGTACTGGTAGCAACGTACTAGCTACCTCTCCTACCCTAGTTACACCTATCCTTGGAACACCCACTAGCGCAACTTTAACAAACGCTACAGGTCTTCCTATCAGTACAGGTGTATCAGGTCTAGGAACAGGTGTAGCAACCTTTCTAGCCACTCCATCAAGTGCAAACCTAGCGGCTGCTTTGACCGATGAAACAGGTAGCGGTGCTAACGTCTTTGCAACAAGTCCGACACTTGTTACTCCTATCCTTGGTACTCCAACAAGCGCAACATTGACTAATGCAACTGGTTTGCCTTTGACAACTGGAGTGACGGGAACTTTACCTACTGCCAATGGCGGTACAAACTTAGGTGGTGCTACTCCATTCACATCAGGCGGTGTGGTTTACGCATCTAGTTCTAGTGTATTGGCTACTGGGGCTAATTTTACTTACGGTAATGGACTAACTGTTAATGGAATAACACAAGCCTACAACACAACTTTATATACTGTTGATGGAACGCTATCAAATTTTTCAGCCGCCAATAATGTCTATTTAAATGGAAATACTGCTGGTGGTTTAAACCTAAGAGGCGATGGGACTGGCGGTGCTTCTGCTCAAGTTTTCTTAGGTGGTGCTACATCTTCAGAGGCAAGTAAGATACTTTTTACTGTTGCTAATTCAGAAGGTATGCGCCTCACCTCAACAGGGTTGGGTATTGGTACAAGTTCGCCTTCTGCAAAGCTGTCCGTTACTAATGCTTCTGGTGTTACAGCACTTCTTGATAAATCATCTGGCGCTTCTTTGCAATTTAATGCAAATGGTGTTAGTGACGCACAAATTTCAGGAAATGCCTTAGGTTCTTTGCAGTTTTATACAGGAAGCACTCTTTCTGAAAAAATGAGGCTCGACTCCTCAGGCAATCTAGGCTTGGGAGTTACTCCGAGTGCTTCTACATTACCAACGATTCAATCTGCTTATGGAATAACAATAGGTAACAACGAAGCACACACAACAAAGAACGCTTATTACAACTCAGGTTGGAAATACGCCACTACTACTACTGCGGCTAGATTTTCAGTTGGCGAAGGTGGAAGTGATTTCCGCTTTTATACAGCCCCATCAGGCACAGCAGGGAACGCTATCACCTTTACTCAGGCGATGACTCTGGATGCAAGTGGGAATTTGGGTATTGGAGATGGAACAATCTCTCCTACATCAATGTTGCATATTTATAAATCAAGTGCAACAGCAGACATTGCATTACAGTCTGCTGGAGGCTCAGGTAAAAAATATATATTTCAAAGCAAAACTGATGGCGCATTGGCAATTTATGACAACAACGCTGCCTCAGAACGAGCCAGAATAGACTCTAGCGGTAACTTGCTGGTGGGGACTACGAGTGGTTCTTTTCATAGATTCCACAAGTCAAGCTCAAGTGATTTTGCAGTTCAGTCTGCCAACACATCAGCATCAGGTCCTTATGGTCATTTAATTACATTTACTGCCGCTGCACCAAATGATGCAACATCTATGTTCTTGCGGTGCGATGACACGGGGCAGACTGGTCGCATTCAATTACGCTCAAATGGCGGTATTGCAAACTATTCAGCAAACAACGTAAACCTTTCTGACCGCAGAGAGAAAACCAACTTTGCCCCTGCAACTTCTTACCTTGACAAGATTTGCGCTATCCCTGTTCAGACCTTTAACTACATCGACCAAAACATGGAAGAGGATGGCGGTCTGACATTGGGTGTGGTTGCACAGGATGTTCAAGCCGTTGCCCCTGAGTTGGTCATGGAAAGCAACTGGGCAAACAGAGATGCAGAACCCAAGATGCGTTTGTCAATTTACCAAACAGATTTGCAATATGCGCTGATGAAGTGCATCCAAGAACAACAAGCCCTAATCCAATCACTCAAGGCACGACTTGATGCCGCTAATCTTTAAGGACTAACATGACTACCACTTGGACAATCTCACAACTTGACCGCAAA